ACGTAGCCGGGGATCTCGGTGATGAGCCCCTGGCAACGGGCGTGCACCTGGTGGCGGCCCTGGCCGAGCAGCGACGCCATGGTGCGGATCCCGTCGAGGACCTCGTTGTCGGCGTCGTTGACGCCGTCGAGGCCGTCGCGGCGCAGCTGCACCTTGAACGACGCCGCCGACGGATCGACGTACAGGCGGTCGAGGTGCACGCCCCAGCGTTCGCGCCGCTCGGTGATCCACTCGGCGAGCCGCTGGCTGTACTCGGCGTCGGTCAGCTGCCGCTGCCGGGCCTTGGAGTCCCAGCGCCACTCGTCGACGGCGACGACCCGGCCGTCACCGATCAGCGCGACGAGCACGGCGGCGAACGGGTTGGTGGTGCCGTAGTCGACACCGAGCCACCAGCGGTCGATGATGGGCGTCTCGCCGGTCGCGGTCGGGATGGCGGCGTCGTCGTGGGGGGTGCCGATGACGTGGCGGGCCGGGTCCCACATGTCGAAGATGGCGCCGCCGGCGGCGACCCAGTGGCCGAGGATGAAGCGCCGGTACCACAGGCCCTGGTACTCGGCCTTGAGGCTCTCGACGTACTCGGCGGTGAGGCTCGGGTTGTCGGTGAGCGTGAACTTGAACGCCCGCAGGTGGGCGAGGCCGGCGTCGAGGAACTCCCGCTTGAACCAGTGCATCGGCCCGTCGGGGTTCGTCGTGCCGAACAGCATCGCTCCGGGCACCGACAGGCGGGCCAGGAGCTGCTTGAACACGGACTCGGGGATGATCGTGATCTCGTCGACGTACGCCCCGGCGCAGGTCATGCCTCGCAGCTTGCCCTCGGCCTTGGTGTCGTTGGCGCCGATGAGGTGCACGGTGCGGCCGAGGATGACGGCGAGGTTCGAGCCGGTCGTGTGGTGCACCTGGCGGGCGAGCGCCCCGAAGATGCCGGGGTCCATGAGCGGGCCCAGCACGTTGCGCTCGATCGTCTCGCGGGTCTTGCCGACGATGACGAGCTCGCCGCCGCGTGGGGCGTCGGCCACGTAGATCAGCCAGCGCAGCAGCGAGGCGATCGTCTTGCCGGAGCGGACCGAACCTTCCCAGATGTTGAGCCGGGCGGTGCTGTCGGCGACCGAGCAGATCTGCGCCGGTGACAGCGGCAGGTCGGGGGTCACCCGGCCTCGTCGGTGGTGTCCTCGGCGGGTCCGGTGTCGGTGGTGGTGCGCAGGCTGGTGGCCATGGCGGCCAGCCCGGCCTGGAGGCCGCCGAGCAGCGAGCGGGCCTCGTCGACGCCGTCGTCGGAGTCGACGCGCTCGAGGTCGACGTGGCGCTGGATGGCGATGCCGGCGACGACCATGAGGTCCCGGCGGGCCGGGGTGGGCGGCGTGTCGAGGGTGTGCTCGGCGTAGGTGTTGTCGCGGCCGCCGAAGCTGTACACCCGGTACGGGCCGTGCATGTCGTCGAGAGCCCGGTTGGCTTCGTCGAGGAGCCGGGAGGACAGCTCGGCGCGGCGGGCGGCGTTGTCGGCTTGGCGGGCGGCGGTGGCCGCCTTGGTGGCTGCCCGGTCGAAGTCGTGGCCCGCCTCGTGGCAGACCTTGGTGACGGTGCCGAGGGCTCGTCCGGTCTCGCGGGCGATGTCGTTGCGGCTCATGCCGGTGCGGGCGAGGTCGACGATGTGGGCGCGCTCGTCGTCGGTGAGGGGCTTGTGTGCCATGGGCTGCACCTCCTGGGCGCTGGCCCGTCGCCGGCGCCTGGCCGGGACGCGTGTGCGAGCGCCGGCCTGGTGGCGCAGCGCTCGCAAGATCGCATCAAACTACACCGATGTCATTTGCCCGTCAAGGATGCCCAGGTCAGGGCCGTGCAGCCTGCCCGGAGGTGGCGTCCAGCTGTTCGGCGATGAACGCGAGTAGCTCCGGGCTGGCCTCGAACCACTCACCCAGCACCCGGAGCTGGGCGAAGCGCCGGTGAAGCTTCTGCTCACGCTTGAACCCGCCCGGGATAGAGCCCAAGTACTCGAAGTCGCCCCACTCCTGGCGAAGGGTCGAGAGCCGCTTGTCGAGCTGGCGCGACGTTCCGATCTTCACGAAGTCGCCCTGCCGAATGAAGTACACGACCCCGCCCGTGAGGCGCTGACGCTCAGCCTCCAGGTGCTCGACGAGGCGCACCTCGGCGAAGCGCTCACGCTCTCGGTCGAACCACCCGCGCAGCTGCTCGGCGTGGCGCTGGCACACCGCTGGATGCGGCGTCGATCCCATGACCTCGTTGCCGCACGGTTCTTCGGCGCCGTTGCGCCGGACCGGGATGCAGCAGTGCGCCGGCCCGCTCACGCCGCGCTCCCCTCGGCCCGCACCACCGGCGTCTTGCCGGCCAGGTACTGCTCGCGGATCGCCTCGCCGGCCAGCTCGCCCGTGTGCGCCACGTGGTCGTAGTCCCAGCGGCACAGGCGCATCGAGAACGACAGCGCGCCGCCGACCGTCCCGGTGCGGTACACCGGCGACCAATGGCCGAGCCGGGCGCACGGCTGGCAGCCCGGGTCCTCGTTCGCCCACGCCAGCTCGGTCGTGACCTCCGGCGGCCGGTGCTCGATCGCCAGCAGCTCGAGGTCGTACAGCTCACCGCACATCGCCTCGAACCGCTCCCGGGTCTGCGACAGCGGCTTCGGGTGCGGCCGCAGCGCCGCAGAGCCGGTCGGGTCCGCCGGCCCTGAGCTCCGCCCCGCCGACTCGCCGCGGTCGCCGTAGATGTGCGCCTCGTGCTCGGCCTGGCGGTCCAGCGGCGTCAGGCCGTCCGGGCCCGGCGTGGACAGCCAACCGACGAGCCGGTCGAGCCGCTCCTGGGTGCGCTGCGCCAACGCCAGCACCTCGGCCTTGGTCGGGCCGTGTGCGCCTTTGCCGCGTCGACCGGTCGGGCGCGTTCCTGCGGTGTCGTGGCTGCTCATGCGGGTTCTCCTTCGTGGCTCTGGCGGCTTCGGGCGAGTCCGGCTTTGGCGGCGGCGATGGCGGCTCGTCGCTGCTCGGGTGTGAGGCGTCCGCCGGCGGCTTCGAGCTCGGCGGCTTCGGCTGCTCGTGCGGCCTGGGTCTCTTCCCAGGTGCGCACGTGCGGGTTGGCCCGCTCGGGCTTGGGTGGCGGTTCGATGATCTCGACGAGCTCGTCGACGGTGGCGTCGGGGTTGGCGGCTACTGCGGTGCGGGCGTCGTCGAGGCGGCGGGCGATGCAGCTGGCGAGGTGCGCTCTGGTGTTGCGGATCTCGACGCCGTCGTGCAGCGCCCGCTGATGGTCGGCGAGTCCGAGCGCTTCGGCGGTCAGCGAGATCCGGTCGTCGTCGTCGAGGGCCGGTGACCCCTGAGGCTCTGTAGACGAAGAGACTGAGTGTTTGGGGACGGGACGGGACGGGGGTCGCGGACTGCCACGCGGAGTCACATCGCCCGTCACGGCGTCCGTCACACCGTGACCGGCCTTGCTGCGGGAGCGACGCTTGCGCTCGGCGTTCTTCTCCCGGCGCTCCAGGATCTCGGCCCGTGACGGCTGAAAGTCCAGGTAGTCGTGGATCTGGTAGCCGTCGTCAGTCTCGTCCCACAGGCCGGACTCGACGAGTTCCCGCACGAACGACGCCACCCGCAGGTGGTTCGTAAGGCGTCGAGGAAGGTGACGGTCAACGTGTCCGTCAGTGAGGTTCCTCGATGCATACGAGAGCGCGCTGAGGTGGACCCTGAACGCGCCATCGGAGAGCTTCGAGACCTTCGGGTGGTCCACGAAGTTGTCGTCGAGCTTCACCCAGGGCATGGTCGGTTCTCCTCGAGGTCGGCGCCACAGGCCGGGCAGGTGGCGGCGTCGGGCCGGTAGTTGGTGGCCGGGACGAAGCCGCGCCGGCAGTAGGTGCAGCACCAGGTGGTGCGGGCCGCGGTGGGCGCCGGCCGGGGTGCCGGCAGGTCGAGCACGAGCTGGGCGGTCACAGCGCCTTCCCGAGGTCGACGACCTTGCCGTAGCGGTCCAAGAAGGCGAGCCGTGCCGTGTCGGTGGGGCCGTTGCGCTGCTTGAGCACGATCGCCTCCATCACGCCCTTGTCGGCGGTGTCGGTGTCGTACATCTCCTCGCGGTGCAGGCCGATGACGACGTCGGCGTCCTGCTCGATCTGGCCGGACTCGCGCAGGTCGAACAGGCTGGGTCGCTTGTCGGCGCGGTGCTTGAGGTCCCTCGACATCTGCGACAGGGCGACGACGGGCACAGCCAGGGCGCGGGCGAGGCGCTTGGCGCCGCGGGCGACCTCGGCGACGACCTCCTGGCGCGACGCGTTGCGGTTGGCGGCGGTGTGCTGCACGAGCTGCAGGTAGTCGATGACGATCACGCCCTGGCCGTCACCGATGCCGGCCTTGGCGGCGTCGGCCCGGATGGAGCCGAGGGTGGCGGCGGCGTCGTCGACGATGGTGAGCGGCATCACAGCGAGCTCTGCGACGGCGGCGGCGACCTTCACGTTGTCGCGGGGGCCGATGGTGCCGTTGCGGATGCGGCGGCCGTCGAGGCGGGCGCAGGCGGCGACGAGGCGGTCCTGCAGCTCGAGGCGGGACATCTCGATGGAGACGAACAGCACGGGTTCGCCGGTGCGGGCGATGTTGGTGGCGACGTTGAGGGCGAAGGCGGTCTTGCCGACGGCGGGCCGGGCGCCGACGACGATCAGCTGGCCGGGGTGCAGGCCTCCGATGACGGAGTCGAGGTCGGTGAGGCCGGTGGGGATGCCGTCGCGGTCGCCTTCGATGCGCCGGTCGAGCAGGTCGAGCCATTCTTCGAGGTCGTCGCCGACGTGTGCGACGCGCAGTCCGCTCGGGTCGGGTGGTTCGAGGGCGCCGAGGTCGGCGATGGTGTCGCCGAGGATGCGGGTGGCGTCGTGGGGTGCGGTGCGGGCGGCTTCGGTGAGGTCGTGGCCGGCGGCGGCGAGGTTGCGGGCGAGGCGCAGCTGGTCGAGTTGGGTGGCGAGGGTGGCGGCTTTGGCGGGGGCGACGGTCTGGCCGGCGAGGTCGGCCCACCAGCGGGCTTCGATGTGGATGCCTCGGGCCCGCAGGTGGGTGTTGATGGTTTCGGCGCTGACGGTGTCGCCGTTGTCGTGGAGGTGGGCGGCGGCGTCGTGGATGGTGGCGTGGCGGGGTGCGTACCAGATGTCGGGGTGGGCGGCGCCGGGTGGGGTGGTGCCGTAGACGATGGCGGCGAGGAGGTGGCGTTCGGCGTCGAGGTCGTGTGGTGCGGGGTCGCGGTCGCGGGCGCGCAGCGGCACGACGTTGTCGTCGTCGGGCCAGTGGTCGGGTTCGGGGAGGTAGTCGTCGTCGTGTGCCACGCTCATGGTGTGGTGGTGGTCTCGGGTGGCGGATGGGGCCTGAGGGACCGCGAAGCTGGTGCAGTCACCGCAAGGGCCGTACGATCGGTGCCCGGTGGAACTGGATCCGACGGTGGTGGTGACAGCGGTCGTGACCACGCTCGTCTCGGGGGCTTTCGCCCTGGGCGGCGTGGCGTTGGGTCGGCAAGGTGAGCGGCGGCACTGGCTGCGCCAGGAGCGTCTCGCCGCGTACACCGACCTGCTGGCCACCTACGGCCTGTCGATCGAGCTGCGATGGCTCTACACCCAGGTCAAAGGGTCCGACGCGTGGGAGGAGGGCGAAGCTGAGTACCTCGCGAAGGTGATGGTGTTCATTCAGCAGGTGGCGCACGCCACGGCGCGGGTGCGCCTGCTCGGCCCGGCGAACATGGCCAGGCTTGCCACCGAGTTCGAGGCGCAGATCATCGAGACCGTGAGGGCGACACCTCCCGATGACAGGCAGGCGAAGAAGCGCCTGGACGATCTGCGGGGCCGCATCGAAGCGGCCGCGTCGGATCACTTCAGGGCCACCCGGTAGCGGCTGCCGTCGCGCTCGATGGAGCCGCGACGTACGGCCTCATCGATGAGCCGGCGGGCGAGGTCACGGCTGCCGGCGCGCACCGCGTCGTCGCGGCCACCTCGGCTGCGCAGGCCCGTCGTCTTGCGGGTCCGGTTCACCTCTGCTCGGCGGTAGGCCACCGCGGGTGGGATGACGGCCATGGCGGCGGCGATCAACTCCTCCCGGTCGTGCCAGTCGCCGTCGGCGATGACCTGGTCGACGGCGAGGCGGGCGGGGCTCTTGCGGGGCATCACGCCGCCCCGAGTGCCTTGTCGATGGCCATCAGGCGTCGGGCGGTCTCCTTGCACCGCTCGCGGATCCGCTGGACGGATGCCGGCGGGATCGACGCAGCGACGTCCTCGGGCGACACGCCGAGGATCTCGACGCACGCGCCGTTGACCGTGCCGTAGGCGGCCGACGGACGTCCGGCACGGCCCCGGGGGCCGGCGGTCCGGCCACCCATCGTCTTCTGGGCGATGTGGCGGCGCTCCTCGGCGGCCTCACCGATGGTGGCGAGGGCATCCGCCTCCGAGGCGGCCTTGGCGACCTGCTTGACCAGCGCAGCCGCGTCGGTGTTCGTCATGGCGGTCGTGACGGCCAGCTCGGAGGCCGCCCGGAACGGGGCGTCGAGGTCGATCTTGGACAGCGCGAGCTTCGTGGCGACGGGCAGGTGGTCGAACCGGTCGACACCGAGCGTGCGGGCTCGGCGTTCGGCCTTGCCGATGGCCCGGTAGTTCGACACGTCGGACGCGCTGACGCCCATCTGCTTCGCGGCCTCCTGGCCGGTCATGCCCATCTCGACGAGGTGCACGGCCTGGCGGATCCGTTCGGGTCGGGACGACGGGAGGCCGTGGCGGCGGTTGTCGGTGTAGGCGATGAGAGTGGCGGTCTCGGGTTCGCAGGTGACGATGTAGGCGGCGATGGTGCGCTTCTTGGCGGCCGTGGCGGCGGCGCGTCGGTGGTTGCCGCCGAGGAGCACGAGCTTCTTCGCCCTGGCCGACGGCTTGTGGGCGATGACGGCGGGGAACACGGCTCCGTCGCGCATGTCGGCCGTGTAGCGGTCGACGGTGTCCTCGTCGAGCGGCTCGAGGCGGGCCTGGTTGGCGAGGCTGCGGGTGACGTCGATGTCGTCGAGGCTGAGCTTCGGCTCGTACGTCCAGGTGACGTGCATCGAGTCGAGCCACGCCTCAGTCTTCACGTCGCGGTTGTCGGTGGTCATGCTGCGTCGCCTCCTTCGGCGTGATCGGTGAACTGCCGCCACGCCCGGTGTCGCATGCGGCGTCGCTGTCGTTCGCTGGTGCCGCCCCACACGCCGAAGTGCTGGCCGGTGTCGAGGGCGAAGGCGAGGCACTCGGTGCGCACCGGGCACCCTTCGCAGATCCGCTTGGCCTCGGAGACGTCCTCGCCTCGGTGAGGGAAGAAGACCTCGACGTCCTCGCCGAGGCAGGCGGCGTTGGCGTGCCACTCGGGTCGGTCGATGTTGAGCATCACTCCGCTCCCCAGTTCGGGCAGGTGGCGAAGTGCGGCATCCACCGCTCGCCGTCGAACATGCAGACCTGGCCGGGCGCGTGCACCACGGCTACCTCGCGGCCGTCGACGACGATCAGCTCGACGTTGCCGTCGGCGTTCGGTTCGGCGTCGAGCGGCATCGGCCGGTCGTTGGTGGTGGCGACCCAACGGATGGCGGCGTCGCAGCTGCGGCACGTCGAGGCGCTCACGCTGCACCGTCCCCGGTCGTGTACCCCCACTCCTCAGCCAGGCCGAGCGGCTCGTAGGACGGCAGCGGGTGGACGGCCTCGTAGGCGTCGAGCTCGTCGCACGCCCTGGCGCCGACCCGGTAGGCGGCGAGGATCGTGGCGGACCCGACGACGCCGACGATGACGGCGGCCCACTCGGTGCGAGCGGCGGCGTTGACGGCGACCACGAGCACGGGGACGGTGATGAAGGCGACGCACCAGCGGATGAGGGTGCGGAAGTCGCGGTCGGAGCTCACAGGGCGACTCCTTCGGGCAGCGCCACCTTGTCGAGGGCGGCACGGTGGGTCTTGGGAAGGTCGACGAGTGGCGCGCCGAGCAGGTCCATGCCGAGGGCTCGCAGCCACAGGGCGTCGGCCTCGTTGTCGTCGTGGCCGGCGTAGGCGAGGCGCTCACGGGCGGACGTCACCATCTGCACCTTCGGGGCGTTGCCCTTGCCGGTGGCGTACCGCTTGAGCGTCGACGGCACGACGGCGACCCACGGCACGGCGGCCTCGTGCAGGGCGACTCGCACGACGCCACCCAGCTCGCCGAGCTGGTGGGAGTGTGCGTGGCGGCCGTGGTAGGCGTAGTCCTCGATGACGACGAGCGGCGGGCCGGGCACGTAGTGCCAGCTGTCGCGGACGACATGGGCGATGTGGTCCCGCACGAAGATCAGCCGCTCGCAGCCGCGCAGGTTCGTCTTGATCGTGCGCACGCCGGAGCCGTCGGCGATGCCGGTGGCGGTGAGGCTCAGGTCCAGGCCGACGACGGCGCTCACGACCCGCACCCCCTGGTCGTGCACTCCTCGCACAGCCACGCGTCGGTGCCGGGCCGCTCGCAGCAGAAGCACAGCGTCGCCCAGCACCCCAGCGTCTTGCGTACGGCGATGGCGGTGCGGTCGAGCAGCGGATGATGGCGGCGCTCGGCGGGGCGGGCGGGCGGGTTCGTGATCGTCGGCGCGGGCTGGCCGACGTTGGGGTGGTAGACGGGCCGCGGCAGGGGTGCGATGCCGAGCGCCTCACGGGTGCGGGCGATGAGGCTCACGACGCTGCTCCGCCGAGGTAGCACCACTCGATGCGACGGCACAGCACCGGCTGACAGATGGCGTCCCACAGTCGCAGACCGCCGTAGCCGTGGCTGCTGAGCCACATGCGCATGAACTCATCCGACGACAGCTTCGGGAATCCCTCACGAGCGCACTCGTCGAGCGTCACGGCGCCGATGCCCTCGACCCGAACGTCGACCACCTCGACCTCGGCGAGCACCACTTGCTTGGCGCCCTTCGGGAGGCCCATGCCCTTCTCGATGAGGGTGAGCCGGTCGCCGGCCTTGAGCGTGCGCCAGGTGTCGACGTGGCGACGGGTAACGGTCTTCGTGCGGTCGCGGACCGCGTCGACCGTCATCGAGCACGACATGCGGCGGCTCACGACTCGTCGTCCTTCGCTGCAACGCACAGGGCGAGCACGACGACCGTGGCGCCGGTGAGGACCGCGCCGACGATCATGCCGACACCGAAGGAGAAAGCGTCCATCACTCGCCCCCTTCGATCAGCTCGATGGTGTCGATGCCGACCTGGCGGGCGTGACCGGCGTCGACGAGCGCCTGGGCCTGCTGCCAGTAGACGATCCCCTCAGCGAGGTCGGACCGGTTCGAGATGGTGAGCGTGCCGTCACGGCGCAGAGCAGCGAGCGCGGACCGTGTCTTCGGCGTGAGCGCCATCACGCCGCCTTCGTCCGCTTGCGCTGCACCGTCATGCCGCCGTTCGCCCGCACCGTGATCCGCACCCGGCCCTCGACGAAGTCCTCGTACGACGCACGCCCCTCGGCGATCTCCTCGCACGCCAGCACCGCCTTGCGGGCCGAGTGCTCCGAGATCAGCGACCGGGACTCCAGCCGGTCGACGGTGCCGTCGAGCGCCTGGACGAGCACCAGCAGCCACTGCTTGGCCACCTCGTCGTTCGCCGCCGACGACAGGTTCGCCACCGGCGGGCAGCACTCCCCCACCAGGGCGAACAGCCGCCGGCGCGTCCCGTCCTCGATCGCACCCTCAGCGGGGGCGGGGTCCTCCACGGCTGCCGTGCTCGCGTCGTCCCCCTCCCCCGCTTCCGGGCCAAGGGCGCCCTCATCGGGCGCAGGTGAGCCCTCGTCGAGATCAGCCACGGAGTCGGATGCTCCGCTCGCCTCCTTCGTCGTACGCTCACCCTCGGCGGGTGCCGAGGTCGTGTCCGGCCCATCAGGGTCCGGGTCGTCGTCGAACGGGTCACCGCCGGCCAACGACGCCAGCAGGTCAGCCAGCTCGCCGGCATCGACGCGCGGCGCGTCGCCGAACGGCCACGCCGCCCGGGCCCGGTCGCGGTCGCCGCCACAGGCGTCGAGCACCCGCCGCTTGGCCGACGTCGAGTCGACGGTGGGCGGCGGTGGCGGCGGGGCGTCCTCGCCGTCGTCGAGCCAGCCAAGCAACGTCTTGGCCAGGTGCTCGTCGGGCCGCCGGATCACGGCGCCCGCCAGCGCCGAGCAGCGGCTCTTGGAGATGGTGAGCGTGTTCTCGTCGTCGAGGTCGCCGACGACGTCCAGCTCGTATTCCACGCCGTCCCGCTGGATCGGCTTGAGGCCGAGCTTGACCACCTTGTTCTTGCCGGTGCGCTCGTCCGTCTCGATCTCGTGCGCCATCTTCGTGCGCATGGTCACGATCAGGTGGGCCCGAACCCGCAGCATCGTGTCGACGAGCTCGTTGTGCACCGGGGTGACCTCACGCCAGGCGCCGAAGCTGTCACCGCGCTGGCGCTTGGTGACGTTGTCCTTGAGCTCGAGCGTGCCCTCCCAGGCGTGGGAGAGGCTGTCGATGATGATGGCTGCGTAGCCAGCCTCGTCGGCTGCCCGGATGGCGCCGATGTAGGTGTGCGGCGAGTTGTCGGGCAGCTCGAGGTGGTCGAAGTCGAAGTCGCTGGCGTACTTGCGGGCCGAACCTCGCTCGGAGTCGATGACGGCGATGCGGCCGTCGACGTCGGCGGCGAGGACCTGGGCGAGGGTGAGGCTGGTCCAGGTCTTGCCCGAGCCGGGCGGACCGTCAAGGGCCATGCGCAGCTTCTCCTTGCGCTTGACGGCCTTGGTGAAGGTGAACTGGCTCATGCGGCCGACTCCTGGTTGCGGCGCCGGGTGATCGCGGCGCGCCGGTTGTTCTCTGCCTGGGTGACCGCTTCGAGGTGGTCGGGGTTGACGCACGAGCGGTTGCCGCAGAGGTGGTCGATGTGGAGGCCGTCCGGGATGGGTCCCACGAACAGCTCGAAGGCCACGCGGTGGGCGTAGTGGACCTTGCAGTTGTTGCCGATCTGGGCGTAGCCGTTGGCGGCGTGTGCGCCGGCCCAGGCCCAGCAGCCGTTATCGGCCGGGCGGACCTTGGCGCAGAACCGGTCGAGCAGTGGGCTCTTGCGGTTCGATGTGGTGGGCCACTCGGGGCTGTCGGGGCGCATCATGCGTGCGACACCTCCTCGTGGATCTGCACCGAGGTGCGGCCGGGGCTGGTGGTGCACCACTCGTCGGGGTCGATGCCGCGCTCGCGCAGCGCGGTGACGCGCCAGCCGAGCGAGCCGGTGACGGGCATGCAGGCCCGGACCTCGTCCTCGATGCGGGAGCGAAGCACGACCGGGTCCGACAGCAGCTCGCCGGTCTCGGGGTCGATGATCGCCCGGGACACGATGAGCGAGAGCAGGTCCTCGGACGACCAGCTCTTGCGGTCGGTGCCGCGGCGGCGCTCCATCACCGGGAGGCCGGGCAGCTCGAGGACCTTGTCCGGCATCACCTCGGCGAGGCGCACCTCGACGTCGCGGGCGATGTCGCTCAGCTGTTGGCGCAGCTTCGAGCACAGCACGTGGAGCTTGCCCAGCTCCTCGACGTCGCCGTCGTCGAGGGCGTGCTGGACGTGGTCGACGAGGTCGTCGATGGCGACGACCAGGTCGAGGGAGTGGGCGAGGTCGGCGACGGCGGTGCTCATCACGCCACCGCCTTGGCCTGATCGTTGACCTCGTCGAGGCTGAGCCGGCGCCGGACCTGCACGGCGGCGCCCTCGTCGACCTCGTCGAAGCCGCCCTCGCGGTGCAGCTCGACCGAGTTGCCGAAGGCCGAGCCGCGCACGTCGGTGAGGTACTGCCACGGGCCCCAGGTCTCGGCGCCGTCGGAGAACCGGTAGACCAACGAGCGGAACTGCCAGCCGACGTAGGTGGCGTCGAGGTCGTCGACGAGGACGGTCTCGGGGGCCGAGAAGCCGACGAGCTCGTTGACGGCGTCGAGGGCGAGGGCCAGCTGCTGCTGGACCTGCTCGGGCCGGTGGGCGTTGAGGTTGATCTTGAGGCCACCCGTGTGGGTGCCGTCGGGGCCAGGGAACACGAGGTACCCGGCGCCCTGGTCGACGTAGGGGTCGGGCCCGTCGAGCGTCAGATAGACGGAGGTGGACATGATGTAGCCTTTCGGTTGTCGAGCGGCCGTGCCCCGGGTCCTGGCAGGGATGAGGGGGTGCGGCCGTTGGGCTTGCTGAGGTCAGGCAGGTGGGGTCACCGGTCGGTGTGACGCTCCACCCACGCCGGCCCCGCCGTCGGGCGGGAGGGGCGACGACGGGGCCGACGAGGTGGGTGGGGTGGACTGGTCGACGGGGGCCCGGCGCCCGGGCTCGCAACCCGCGCCGGTGAGAGCGGCTTCTGCGGGGAGCCCGGACGCCGAGGTCGCGGTGTGGGCCGTCACGACGCCTCCAGCACGCGCTGGTTCATGTAGGCGTCGAGGTCGGCGCGGGTGAAGAAGTACCGGCCACGGCGCCCGCCGGGTTGCAGGGCGCGGATCCGGCGATCCTCGACGAGGCGGGACAGGGCCTTCTCGGTGATCCGCAGGTACTCGGCGGCCTCGGCCTTGGTCAGGTACGGCGACGTCGGCATCACGCCACCGCCTGGGTCGCAGCGACCATGCCGATCCCGTGGGGCCACGGGAACAGCTGCTCGGGCTCGATGTCGAGCGCCACCGCGATGCGCAGCAGCATCTCGGGCTTGATCGCCGCGTACGAGCCGGTCTCGATCTCGCTCACCGTGGACTGGTGACAGCCGACCCGCTCGGCCAGCGCCGCCTGGGTCAGGCCCAGCCCGGTGCGCCGGCTGCGGACTCGCTCGCCCCACGACTTCGTGAGCAGGACGTGTGCTGGGGTCGCTCTCATCGAGAATCACGATATCGGGATTCGCCATCCTCGTCAAGAGAACCACACCCGTGAAACCCGATATCTAGAATCCCCATATGCCCCGCTTGCCACGGTCGACCGGACCCCTCACCATCGACCCCATGGACCTCGGAGCCGCCGTCAGGCGCGCCAGGGCAGACCGCCTCAAGCAGGGCGAGCTCGCCGCCGCCATCGGCGTCACCCAGCCGACCATGAGCGAGATCGAGACCGGAAAGCGGCCCCCCACCATCGACGAGCTCGTGCGGATCGAGCAGGCGTGCGACCGGCCCCCGGGCTGGGTCCTCAGCGCATGCGGCTACGGCCCGTCGGCTGACGGGGTGCTCGCCGCGCTGGAGGCCGACCCGGAACTCACGGATGAGGGCCGGGAGCTCCTGGCGGTCACCTACGAAGCGGCACGGGCTCGCGGGCGCGCTCAAGCGCTGCGCAGATGAGCGCACCGCCCTGGGAGAGGGCTTCCACCAGGAACCTCCGCTCCGACTCCAACTCCTCGACCCGGCGGCGAAGCCGGGTCACCTCATCCAGTTCAGCTTCCACGTCACCGAACATACGCGCGGGGTGTGACGGCGCGTAACGGGGGATTGCATGTTTTTTCCGAGACCTCTCATCGTGGCCACCGTCGTCCTGGCTGCTGGTGTCGCGGGGTGCTCGTCGACACCGGCGGCATCCCCCACGACGACCGGCACGCCAGCAACGACAGCGGACTCCTTGGCGCCACCGGCGGCGTGTACCGCAGGAGGCGGCGGCCAGTCGCTCTACGACGTGGGCCCGATCGGCCAGGCGGTTGCCGCTGTACCCCTCGCCGCCGGCGTCACCCTCTTGGGGACACAGGTGATCGACTCGGCGCGCCAGCCCGGGACGTCCGAGGTCGTCATCCGCGTGTGCTCGAACGAGATGTCCGAGCGGCAGCTCGCCGAGATCGGCGGTCCGCTCGCCGAGGCGGCGAGGGGGGCCGGCGTGCCGGTGACGCTCGTGAAGATCTCGCTGTGGGTGCCCGAGGGCGACACCATCGACCAGGCGCTCAGCGTGGACCTCTGACTCGCCCGAGCACGACTTGGGTGGCCCCTGGTACCGTCGTGGCGCTTGTTGGCTGAGGTGGGAGGTCTTGCCATGAAGCGTGTGGTGTTGGTCGTGGTCGCGCTCGTAGTGACGCTGGCGGGGTGCTCGAAGAAGACCGAGGCGCCAACGGTGGGGTCGACAGCGTCGACACCGACGGGGTCCAGCTCGAGGCCGACTGCCGAGGGCACGACCTCGACGACGGAGAAGGCAACGACGACGACCGCGGCTCCGACCACGACTGCCGCGCCGACGACTACGGCAGCGCCGACGACAACGGCGGCTCCGAGCACGACAGTCAGGCCGACAACCACCGCGCCGCCCACGACGGCGGCCGGGGTGTACTACCCGAACTGCGCCGCGGCGAGGGCTGCCGGAGCGGCTCCCCTCTACCGGGGCCAGCCGGGGTACGGTCCGCACCTCGACCGGGACGGCGACGGCGTCGCCTGCGAGAAGTGAGCGGCGACTTCGGCTACACCGAGGAGCCCGACATCGGCACACTGCTGTCGACAGAGGTCTCCGAGGGCAAGCACGGCGAGACGCTCCAGCCGGTTGTGGTGCTGTCGATCCGTGCCAACGAAGCGCCCGCCGAAAGGTTCCGGGTCGCCATGCCACCCGACGCCGCCGATCATCTCGCCGCCGAACTCCAGCGGTGGGCGGCCCGAGCCCGCGAAAAGCACTGGGAGTAGGTCAGCTGCGCAGAGCGTCGAGGGCGTCGGCCAGGCGGTCGTCGAGGTCGGGGAACAGGTGCCCGTACCGGTCCAACGTCACGGTGATGCTGCTGTGCCCCATCCGGGCCTGGATCGACTTGGGGTGGGCGCCGGCGGCGATGGCCAGGGCCACAGCCGTGTGGCGCAGGTCATGGAACCGCAGCGCCGGGTCGACGTCGGCCCGCTCGAGCGCGGGCTTCCAGTGGTGGGACCGGAACGATGACGAGCCGAGCGGCCCGCCTCGACCGTTCGTGAACACGAGGGCGTCCCGGTCGGCCCTCGTGAACTCGGCCAAGTGCACGTCGAGGGTGTCGGCGACCGACCGCGGCAGGGTCACGCTGCGCACGCTCTGGTCGGTCTTGGGTTGGCATCGGTCCCAGCCCGTGCCGGTCCGCCACACCAGCTGCTCGCGCACGTGCACGCGCCCGTCATCGACGTTGCGGCGCCGGAGGCCGACGAGCTCGGACCAGCGCAGGCCACCCCATCCGGCGACGAGCACCAGGGCGACGTAGCGGTCGGCCACGGCGCCGGCGAGCCGGTCGAGCTCCTCGGCGGTGAGGTACAGCATCTCGCTGCGCGGCACTCTCGGCGGGTCGACCTGGGCGCACGGGTTGGCGGCGAGGCGGCCCTGGGCGACGGCGACGCCGAACATGCGGCGCAGCGTCCGGTAGCGGCGGTGCACGGTCGAGGGTGCGTACCCGGCGGCGGCTTCGTCGGCGAGGAACCGCGACACCCGGGCGGCCGTGACGTCGACGAGGCGCAGGTCGCCGAGCGCAGGGATGATCCGGGCCAGCTCCCAGGTGTAGGCCTGGCGGCCGCCGGGGCCGAGGTTGACGGCCGAGTCGAGCCACATCTCGGACCACGCCTTGACGGTGATGCGGCCGCCGCTGGTGGCTGCCGCGACGCCCCGCCGGAGGTCGGCCTCGTAGTCCTTGGCGTCGTCCTTGAGGCGGAAGGTGCGCGAGTGGGCGCCGGTGGCGTCGCGCCATCGGACCTTCCACGTGCCGGCGGGGGTCTTGTGGATGCTCACCGCGGACACCAGGCGGACACATGCGCCGGGGGGACTCGGGGGTACACGGGGGTAAACGTACCTGCGGGGTGTGACGGCGTGACGCGCCCGCCCGGAGCGTGAAACGGCCGCTGACCTGCGTATTACCTGGTCAGCGGCCTGGTGTCGGAGGGGGGACTTGAACCCCCACGCCCTTGCGGGCACTAGCCCCTCAAGCCACGGGAGTATGGCTGCTGACCTGGGGTGACGCGGCCGCCGTGCGCGCGAACGGACACATCGTCCCGAAGCCGGGACGCGAAGAAGCCCCCCGCCTACCCGGTGAGGCGACCGGGGGCGGGGGGCTGCACCAGGGGACGGTGCGATCCAGGGGAGCGCTCGGCGATCAGCTACACACGATGATGACGAGGCCGTGACCGCCGTTGCCGCCGGCGCCGCCCGTGACGCCGCCGCCACCACCGCCGCCGCCCGCGCCGTAGGCGCCGTTACCCCCAGCGCCGGCGGTGCCCGCTGCGCCGTTCGTGCCGCCACCGCAGCCACCTTGCGACATGAGCGGCTGCCAGATGATCCGACCGTCGGACCCAGGGTTACCGGTGCCGCCCGACGGGCCGCTGATCGTCGACCCCCACCCGGCGCCCGTCTGAGATCCACCGGCGAAGTTGGTGTTCGCCGCCGGGGTGGTGCCGCCGCCTGACCCGCCGGCGACGTACACGCCGTTCGTGATCGACGCAATAGAACCGCCCGCAGCGCCGCCGACCGCGCCCGCAGCGCCGCCCGCCACGCCGGCGATGAACGAGGCGGCGCCGAGGTTGTGGCCGGGCGCCAGGGCGGTCGTGGCGATCGTGCCCGCCGGGCCAGCGGTTCCGGCCGAGGTCGACCCGCCGACGCCGCCGCCGGCGTCAGCCGCGCCCGAGATACCGATGAGGCTCGCTGCCGTGGTGGTCGCGGACGTCGACACGTAGGACCGTCCACCCGTGCCGCCGGTGACGCCCGTAGCGCCTGCTGCGCCGCCGGCGCCGCCGGCGCCGGGCTGTACGAACAGCACGTCGGGTAGCAGCATGGCGGGGATCAGCAGGCGGGTGATCGCCCCACCACCGCCGCCGCCACCGCCGCCGCGCACCGTGCCCGCAGCGCCGGTCGACCCGCCGCCACCACCCGCGCCGGCGCCGATCAGCAGGAACGACACGAGCCGGGCGCCGCGCGGTTTCTCCCACCGCTGCCAGTTGTTCGACGAGCTGCCGTAGAACACGGCCTCGAACGTGCCGGCGGGCGTCACCTGGCCGAGCGTGTCCTGCATCAGTAATCGCCCCCGAACACGACGGCGTGCTGCGACGTGTTCGCCGCCGGGGCGTGGTGCGTCGTCATCAGCAGGTGATAGCCCGACGGGATCGCCACGTTCAGAGGAATGTCTACGCGGTTCGTGGCGGCCGTCGGGGCGTCGGCCGTGACCGTCGGCAGCGACACCTCGGCGAGCAACCACGTGTTCGTCCCGGCGGTCGTGGCGCCGCTCGACTGAGTCGACAGGAACAGCCGGGCGACCGTGGCCGTCGTGGCCGTCGACGCCGCCGTCGCTACGGCCTGCACCTGCACCTTGCTCACGTAGGACCCGTCGGCACCGGCGCTAAAGATCAGGAAGATGTCGGTCCCGATGGTGCCGCCGCCGGCGCTCGACGTGTTCGCCGCCGAAATCGCCTTCGGTGCGCCGACACTCGGCGTGTCGGTGAAGATCGGCGCGGTGTTCGCTGGCATCGTGGGCTCCTTACGGTAGGTAGTTGCCGGCGGCGATCATCACCGCTCGGCCGAACGTCGGGTAGGTGGCGCCGGCACCCGCGGGCGTGACGGCCCTCGACGTGTCGGTGCCGGCGAGCACCTCGGCGGCGGTCGCGAGCTCGACGGCGCCGCGCGTCGTGTCGGTCGCTGCGGCGATCTTCGAGCCGGCGATGTTCGCCGCCGCGGCGACGTTCTCGTCGACCACGGCGTCGACCGCCAGCTCGGACGCGCCGACGGCGTCGGCGTCGATCTGCGCAGCGCCGACCGTGTCGAGCAGGGCGAGGTCGCCGGCGGCCGACTCGAGCAGGTAGCCCGGGTGCGGGTCGGCGAGGCCCTCGTGCGTCGACACGGCCGCGGCGGCGGTGCCGGCGGGGTCGTAGACGCCCGAATGGTTGTGATCGCCAGCGGCGACGGTGCCGGCCGTCGTGCCGACGTTCAGGGTCGCCGACCCGCCTAGGCCGAGGTTCGTGCGGGCCGTCGGTGCGTTACTCACGCCCGACAGGTCGTCGACCAGGCCGAGGGCGTAGGCCCGGTCACCGTGCGGGTCGGTGTCGGCGGCGTGCGTCGTGATCGCTGCCGTGACCTCGGTGTCACGGGCGATCGTCGATGGAATGTCGCCGTCGGCGAGCACGAGCGTCCCGGTCGTGTCGGCGATCAGGCCGTAGGTCGCGAGCGTCGACAGCAGCGAGTCGAGCACGGTCAGCGTGTTCGTGCCGGTGACCGTGGCCCGCACGACCGGCGTGGCATTCCAGAACCCGAGCTTTTGCGTCGTCGAGGTGCCGAGCTTTGTGCCGGTCGACGTGTTCAGGGCGATGTTCACGGCGTCGGACAGGCGCAGAAGCGACGCCTCCCACGACGCGATCCGCGCCCCCGCGACGTACTGGCCCATGACGGCGTCGCCGATGAGCACGAGGCCCGTATCGGGGTCGGTGGAGAACCCGAGCGCCGGGTTGGACGCCGTGCCGTTCGGCAGCAGCAGCGGGCCGGCCATCGTGTCGCCGGCCTTCGCCACCTTCTCGCCGTCCAACTCGTCGAGGGCGGCCTCGACGTCGGTGGCGGCCAGGTTCGTCGACCCGGCGTAGCTGATCGCCGAGGCGTCGTGAGCGTCGACGGTGTCGGCCAGGTGGTCGGACACGCTCGAGGCCGTGGCGTAGTAGGCGCTCGACTGGCCGTCGAGCAGGTCGGCGTCGAGGCCCGAGCCGGCGCCGTCGACGGTAACCAGCGCGGCGAGGATGGCGGCGGCGCTCATGCCGCCGACGGTCGACCACCCGGTGTTACCGGTGCCCGACTCTTTCACGTAGAACGACGTGCCGGCCGAGCCGTCCGAGCGCAGGTACAGCGACCCGACGGGCGCGCTCACCGCCGACTCCGGCGAACCTGACCCGGAGTGGATCTCAACGCCGGTGTGCATCGCCCAATGGTTCAGGGCTTGGTTCGACGTCGAACACAGGTTGCCCATCTCCATGAACGTCGTGCCACGGAACAGGGCGGTGCCGGCGGTGCCCGTCAGGATGTTGCCGATGACGATGGCCTGGCCGGCGTAGGCTGCCGACACGTAGATGCCACCGGCCTGCGTCTTCGCCCCGGTGGCGCGGGTGTCGGTGCAACGGTTGCCGACCACCAGCGCGTCCCCTTGGCCGCTCAGGTAGATGCCGTAGTCGGTGGCGGCAAGGCCGCCGTTGGTGCCGTTGTTGTTGCACTCGTTGTCGACGATGTGCACGAAGGACTGGTCCGAGCGGATGCCGCCCGAGTAGGAACGCGTGACGGTGTTGTTGGCGATGCGCAGCCCACGGTTGGCGCGGTTGGTGGCGTTCTGGCCGTTGGCCCGGATGCCGTAGTCGCCCGACTCGCTCACGGTGTTGCCGACGATCGAGCAGTTCTGCGTGTAGATGGCTGAGATGCCGTCGCCGTAGGAGCGCGTCACGACGTTGCCGGTGATGGTGCACTCGATGGCGTAACGCAGGTCGATGCCCTGGCGTCGCGTCGCCGTGCCGCCGTAGTAGCCGCCCCGGTCGAACGTGTTGCCCGTGACCGTCACGTTGCGGGAGTAGATGTTCGCATTGGACGACGCCGGCCCGACCTCGAGGGCGGCGCCGAACGACTCTGACGTGGTGTTCCCGGACACGACGCCGAACCCGCAGCCCCGTAGGGCGATGGCGCGGTTACCGCCGAGGGCGTCTGACACGTTGGCGCTGCGGATGACGTTGCCGACGATGGCGTAGTTCGTCGGGCGAACGATGCCGTAGGTGGCTGACTCTGACGCCACCGTCACCGACGCGGGATGCGTGAGGGTGGCGCTCGTCGTGCTCGCTACAGCGGCGATGGTGGTTTCCAGCAGGTTGCCGTCGACGCCAGCTGTGGGGAGCACGATGGTCTTACCGACGTCGGCCGAGGTCCACGACGTACCCGACCCGGTGATCGCGGTCGAGTTGGCGGTCGTGGCGACGGTGGCGGCGGTGCCGTTCGTGAGCGTGTCGGAGTCGGCCCAAATGACGATGCCGTCGTCACCGTTGAGCCACACCTCGTTGTCGGCTATGCGGACATTGGAGAACCCACCGGTCGCCGTGTAGAAGCCCGAGATGCCGTCACGCCCGCACTCGCTGATGCGGTTGTTCGTGATGAGCATCCCTCGGACGCCCGCATAGTTGATGGCGATGCCGGGCACCCGGTACAAGACGCAGCCGTCGATGACGCAGTCGGTGACGTTGAGTAGCTTGATCCCGTTGACGGGTGTACCGCTGACCTGATTCGACCCCCAGGGCGTACCGTCCCCGGCGCCGGTGATCTTCAGCCCCTCGAGCCGGATGCCCGACACGGTGCCGTCGGTCGTGGAGTTGCCGAGGTAGTAGGTGCCCGACGACGCGAGCGACCACCCGAAGGTGAACCCGTCGACCCCGGGGCGCGCCGCGATGAGCTGGGTGCCCGACGGCAGGTCCAGAGGTTCCGACGTGCACTTGAACACGCCGTCCACGACGATCGTGTATGTGCCGCCCCACGCCGTGATCGCCGCCTGAACAGCGGTGCCGCAGTCGGTGGCTCCGGTGCGATCGGTGCCCGGCCAGCGGGAGAGGTACTTGACGCCCCTGGCGATCGGCGCGCCCACACCGCCGACGCGGATGCGGGTGACCTGCTGGACGTTGCGCACACGCGTGCGCGCGCCGGCGGCCTGCACGCGCACCGTCGTGGTGGTGTGCCGGATGCGGGTGCTCACGCGGCGGTCCAGTTGACGTTGCGGCGGATGCGGATCTCAGCCACGAACCCCTTGACCGGGTCGTCGGGCCGCGACACCTCCAGCCAGCCGTTCCACTCGGTCTGGCCGTCCTCGATGAGGGCCTGGAGCTCGTCGCCGTCGAAGCTCACCTCGACGGACGTGGCGCCGCCTTCGATGGCGTCGCCGTCCTCGTCGACGGCGTTGGCGTCGTAGTCGACGGCCACGCCGATGGTGAGGGCGAGCGGCGCGGTGTCGGTCAGCTCGTTCTTCACGTAGCCGCTCCAGGTGCCCGCCGAGACGTCCTCGCCGTCGAAGTAGACGACGGTGCTGTAGGTGAGGGGGTCGATGACCGCGGGGTCTCCGTCGTCGGTGATGCGGGCGAGGGCGGACCAGTCGACGGTCACTGGGGCGACACCTTGGACCGGGTCCAGAAGGCGAACAGGACGGGCAGCAGCGTGGCGGCCACGCCGAGGATGGCGACCTGCTGGTCTTGGGTGAGCGGCACGCCGAAGCTGACGAGGAGGGTCAGCACGGCCGCCACAGCGGCCTGGATGCCGGCGATGGTGGCGACGGGTTCGGTCTTCATGGGGTGAGCCTCCTGATGATGGGGTCTGCGGCGAGGTGCCAGCCGAGGGCGGCGAGACCGCCGATGACGACCGGCCCGCCGATCTGGTGGTCGAGGAGCTCGGCGACGAACGCCGAGATCGTGGGGCGTTCGGTGTGCGATGCCCACAGGTCGGCGAACACGGTGGCGCCGACGATGCCGGCGATCCCACCCACGGCCGGGGCGTAGCGCCGCCAGCGGGCCGGAGGGTGACGGACCGGGCTACCCACGGCGTGCCGCCTGGAACCCGAGTGGCGGCCGGTGCTCGAACACGGCCGAGATGGGGGCGCCGGTGGGGCCGAGGATCACGCCGATGCACGCTGGCTCGACGTACTCGACCTCGAACGACTGTGGCATCGGCGGGTCCCACGGGGTGCCGTCGTCGCACCAGATGGCATCGTGGTCGCCCCGCTCAGCCACGGCGCCACCAGGGCCGCTCGAGGTGGCCTTCGATGCGGGCGACCTTCGTGCCGAGCTGCTCGACCTTCACCGCCTGGTGGTCCTGGGTGGCCTTGAGGTCGTCGAGCTTGAGGCCCTGGGACCGCACCATCTCGTACAGCGACGGCTCCCCCTCCGGCCGGTTGTTGACCGCCCGGTTGACGGCCGCCGCCTCGTCGCGCGCTTCGCCGGCACGCCGGGACGCCCGGCCTGACAGCACTGCGGTCGCCGCCCCGCCGAGGGCGCACAGCGCCACGGCCACGTCGAAGGCGTTGGTCTCCGCCAGGACCACCACGAGGCTCAGCCCGCCAGCCGATCGCGCAGCTCGTCCACCACCTCGGCGGCGAGGTTGGCCCGCAGGGCGTCGGCCAGCTTCGCCACGTCGACCTGCCCGCCGCCGGCGCCGAGCGCCAGGATGGCGTTGAGGAGGTCGCCGTTGTTGGTGCCGACCTTGGCGTAGTCCTTGCCGGCTCCCTTCGCCATGCCGGACACGCCGTAGAGGGCGCCGCTCGCCACCTGGTTCTTGATCTTGTCGGACTTCGCCAGGTGCTCTTCGAGCTCGAGGAGCATCTGCGTGCGGGACTCGGGGGTCCAGTCGTTCCAGCCGGCCATGTCGTCGTCCTCCTGGTCGCCTCGCGCTGCGGCGAGGATGGCTGCGATGTCGATGGGGCCCGGGTCCCAGTGGCGGTCGGGCTGCTCGGGCATGTGCTGGTGGCCGAGCACGCCCCTGTAGGTGAGGTACGCCTGCGCGCCGCCGGGGAAGCCGACCCACTGGCGGCCGAACTCCAGCTCGGTCGTGAGGTCGAGGGCGCCGTCCAGGGCGCCGTTGAGGTCGGCGAGCCACCGGCCAATGGCCCGGCACCACGGGGCGCCCGGCGCCGACCAGGTGGGTGCGTTGGCGGCGTACTCGCACACCTCGATCTGGATCAGGTGCGCCCGGTTCGTGTCGATCCCGCCGGCCGGGTTCTGCGACGTGTACGCCCCGACCGTCAGGGGGAGCAGCTGCACGATCCGATCGGGGGTGATGCCGAGGAAGTGGGGCAGCCCGGAGCCCGGGTCGCGGCGCCAATGGTCGATCAGCCCCGGTGCGGGGCGCGTCTCAGTGGTGTGCAGGCACACCTTCCACGGGGTGCCGGGCGTCCAGTCGAGCCCGGCGTTGATCGGGGCGTGCTCGTAGCCGTCGAGCCAAGCCTGCATCAGCTCACCTCCGGGTGAGGTCCTCGTAGCGGGCGCGCAGCACCCGGGCCCACGACGCCGACGGGTGGCCGACCTCGATGGCCGGCTCGGTGCCTGCCTCGGCGGCCCAGTCGACGAAGTCGGTGATGTCGACCGTCGCGACAGAGACCCCGTCCTGGTACCGGTAGTACCAGCCCTGGCCTCGGCGCAGCGGCGTGGTGACGGCGATGATCCGCAGCTTGATCGGCCACACCGGGGCGCCCCGGTAGACGATCTGGTTGGCCTTGTCGAGGAGCAGCTCGGCGGGGTCGAAGACGTACAGGTACTCGCCGGGGGTGCCGATGTGCTCGAGCGGGCGGCTGGTGCCGAGGCCCTCGACCCGGTACGTGCGCTTGAGCGTGTCGTCGCCGTAGACGAGGCGGGCGGTCGCCCGGGCGCTCTGGTTGGCGATCGTGTTCGATCCGTCGGTGAGGGCGATCACCGGCTTGTACTGGGTGCCCTCGATGTGGAAGCCGGCAGACGAGCGGTTGGCGCCGCCGAGGATCGACCCGTCCGTCGAGTCGAGGTAGTGCACCGAGTACGCGTAGTCCTCCAGGTGCTCGACCTTGGACACCTTGCCGACGATGCCCCGGTAGCCGCCCGGCTCGAGGCCGCCCCGGCCGACCGCGCCGACGATCGCCTGAGGCGTGGTCGAGTACAGGTGGGTGATGGTGCCGGCGTCGACGGTGAGGTCGTTGTTGACCCGCCACTCGGCGCCCTTCTGGGTGCAGATGTAGTCGAGGGCGTCGAGCGTCGCGATCGGGTACTCGGGCGTCCAGGTGACGTTGCCGGAGATCGCCTCGACGGACCCGGCGTCGACCACGCCCGAGCTCGAGGTCGTGATCTCGGTGATCCACTGCGAGAACGTGCGGGTCCCGCCGCTCGGCGCCGAGCCGGTGTACTTGCCGAGCTCGTCGGAGGCGGCGGCCTCCACGCCCGGCCCGGACAGCACGAGCCCGTCGTTCATGCGGTGGAAGCCGACGAACTGGCACAGGTCGAGCAGGTCGTCGGCGTCGATGTCGTCGAGGCTGTAGCGCGCCGGCGTGCACACCACCGAGCAGAACCCGTTGGGGCTCTCCTCGCCGAGCTCGAAGATGCGCCGCAGCCAGCGGGGCGTGCCGGCGATGATCGGGAGCTGGAAGTCGCCGTGCGCCATGAGGCGCCGGGTGAAGCTCACCGGGAGACGACCTCGATGGGCACCTCGGCGACGCCGCCGAAGTACAGGCCCCGGAGGGTGGCGTAGTCGGACGGTGCGGTGGCGCCGGAGCCGCCGATCTCCGAGGAGATCCCGAACCGGAAGGTGGTGGCCGCGGAGTTGGCGGTGACGCCGCCGTTGGTGTTGTCGGCCGTGTACGCCTCTGGACAGAACAGCAGATACCTATTGCCGTCGACGTCGTTGGCGTTGGCGCGGATGCCGCCGGACACGCCGCCGGGGATGGCGGCCGACGCCTCGGCGGTCTTGCGCACCACCTGCCAGGTGTCGGCCACGTCGGCCTTGAGCGTGAACTCGATGTTGCGGATGCCCCGGCGCACCTTGACGTCGAGCATCACCTGGCCGCCGGTGGGTCCGTCGGCGGTCAGCAACACCAGGCGCAGCACGCACACCGCCGGCGTGTTGGCGATGACGGCGACCCCGCTGATCCCCTCGACCTGGCCGAAGGCCCCGCCGATCACGTACCACGTCTTGGCGGTCTCCCACTGCGAGCCGTCGTGGTGCTCGGTGGAGATGACGAAGTCGCCCGAGGCGTCGACGGAGAACGAGGCCCGGGCGTGGCTGTTGCCGATGCGCACCGAGCTCGGCAGGTTCTCGATCTGCATGCCGGGGACGGTGACCCAGTCGGAGCCGCCGCCGAGCTTCGCCTCGATCTTGGCGGCGGCGTTGTACCAGTCGGCGGGGTCGAGGCCGTAGAGCACGTCCATGTCGATGCCGGAGCTGGTCTTGTACCAGAGCGAGGTCTGCTGGCCGCTCTCGCCGGTGAGCGTCGCCCAGGTGCCGGACGCCGCGACGCCGGTGACCTCCCAGATGTCGACGGGGAGGCCGATGCCGTACACCTCGAAGCCGGACAGGAAGGTGATGGCGTTGGTGCGGATGCGGCCGAAGTGCGACAGCTGGGCGAGCGGCGCTGCGTAGGAGGGGGCGCGCCGGCCGGTGATGGTGACCATCGCCTTGTAGGCGCCTTCGCCGTCGCCGACGGAGCGGGCGATGTCCACGCTCACGTCGCGGTACAGGCCGGAGAGGCCGACGAGCCGGCCGGTGGTGATGATCGGGACCCACGGCTCGTCGGGGTTGGGGTAGCCGGCGTACTGGAACAGCCGCGCCTGGAAGGCGGCGTCGGTCGCCTCGTCGATCTGGGCGGTGATGGTGACGAGGCCGTCGCTGCCTGTCACGCCGATCTGGCGGGGTGAGCGCAGCGCGCCGCATCGGCCGAGCGTGAGCGATCCGTTGGACATCAGGCCCTCCCGCCTCGCTGCATCCACACCCGGGTGAGGTGCTGCTCCGCCTTGCGCATCAGCTCCTGCTCGGTGACGACGGTGCCCTGCACGATGATCGTGACGGGCGGCATGGCGGCCTCACCGAGGCCGGGGCGCGACACGGTCTCGCCGTCCTTGAGCATGGCCAGGCCCTCACCGCCGGGAGCGCCGGCGCGGAACGTGCCGCCGCCGTGGAACGTCGGCAGGTCCGGCAGGTCCCAGCCGCCCCACGGGCCGAGGGTGTAGGAGCCGAATGGGCCGGCGTCGATGTCCCACGGTCCGAGCGTCGGGAAGGTGAGGCCGTTGAACCAGCCGGCGGCGTTGTTCCAGGCCCCCTTGAGGGGCTCCACGAAGATGCCTTCGAGCCCCTCGAAGATGGCGCCGAGCGCCTCGGGGATGCGGCCGACCATGTCCTCGATCTGCTCCCACAGGCCGCCGAGCCAGCCGGGGATCTCACCGAAGGCCTCCTCGACGGTGTCGAAGATCCCGCCCAGGAACTCGCCGACGCGGGCGAGGCCGGGGCCGAAGTTGTTCTCGACGTCCTCGACGATCGATCCGAGGCTGCCGCCGAAGTCGTTGCGCAGCTGCGTCCAGGCCTCGGACGCCTTGGTCGTCATGTTGTTCCAGGTGGTCTGCCACTCGGCCTGGCTGTTGGATGCCATCTGGTCCGAGGCCTGCTTCGCGGCGCCCTCGACCTGGCCGAGCGCGGACACAGCCTGGCTCGGGTCCATCGCGTAGAGCGCCCGCTGCATGTCCTCCGACTGGGTGCCGAACAGGGCGACGGCGAGTTGGGACCGCTTGGCCGGGTCCTCGATGCGGCGCAGGGCGTCGAGGGTCTGATCGAGCGCGCCGGCTGCGGCGGGACCCCCCTCGGCGATGTCTCGCGACATCTGCCACGACGACAGCCCGAGTGCCCCGAAGGCGTCGGCGGTGGCCTCCGACCCGTCCTGCGCCCGGATGGTGAACTCCTTGATCGCGTCGGCGGCGACGTCGGAGTTGCGGGCACCGTTGGCGGTGGCCTGGCCGAGCAGCCCCATCGCCGTCTCGCCGTCGAGGCCGATCTGGCGGAACATGGTGCTGTACTCGGTGAAGGTGTCGAGCAGGTCCTCGCCGTGGTTGATGTTGAGGATCTGGCCGCGGGTGAGGAGGTCGAAGGCCTCCTGGGCGTTGCCCGCCAAGCCGGTGCGGATCATCTGCCCGGCCGCCTCGGCCACCCGCGGGATGTCCTCGCTCATGAACTGCGACATGGCGAGCAGGCTGTTGGTCGTGTCGACGACCGCCTGGTCGGAGGCGATGAACGGGTTCACCAGCGCATTGCGCATCGCGGCGATCTGCGCCTCGCCGACCTGGCCGTAGTTCTCGCCGAAGCCCTGGTTGAACGAGCCGGCGGCGAGCCTGCCCAGCTCCCGCCCCTGCTCCTCGTTCAGGCCAAGCGAGGCGGCAACGAAGTCCGCCGACGACTCCCGGTCGAGCGAGTCCATGAAGGATGCCGTGAAGGCCGCCCCGGCGGCCGCCCCAGCGGCGCCAACGACGGGGATCTCCACGCCGCCCATGCCCTCGAGGAGGCCCTCCGACTCCGACACCGCGCCCTTGAGGCCGCTGTTGTCGGCGTCGATCTTGGCGACAGCGGTCTCGCCGTCGATGTCGCCCAGGCGGCCCTCGGCCCGCTTGGTGGCGGCGTCGAGCTTCGCCCAGTCCGCATCGAGGGTGCCGGTGGCGGTCAGTCCGCCGCCGACCCGCTCGAAGTTGCGGCCCGCCTCGGCGAGGTCCGGGGTCAGGCGGTCGTCGAGGTCGAGGACGGCCGACAGCTCGCCCACCTTGAGCTTGCTCATCGACACCCCCTCACTTCATGAACGAGGCCACGGCCCGCTCGGCGTCGTCGCCGGTGAGCGGACGGTTGGCGTGATGGAGCCGCCACACCGAGTCGGCGGACAGGCCGGAGACGAGGGCGCACAGCCGGCGCCAGGAGAGCCGCCGAGAGCGCACCTCGTCGGTCAGGTCAAGGCCGTACTCCCGGGCGAAGTCGGCTTCGAGCCACAGCCAGTCGTCGATCAGGTCGTCGACGGTGCCCCGGCCGGATCCGGGGCCTGGGCTTCCCCCTCGGCGTCCTCGACGTCGTCGTCGGTGCGCTTCGGGTAGTAGTGGCTCCACACGCCGACGACGACCTCGGAGAGCCGTTCGGCGTCGGCGCCGTTGGCGATCATCGCGTCGACGGCCTCGGAGCCGATGACCTCGGCGAGCACCGCCGAGAGCGCCTCGGGGAGCGACAGGTCCGAGCCCTCGCGGGTGAGGCGGGCGCGCAGGATGACCGCCGAGGCGGGCATCCGGGGCGGAAGCATCGCCTCCACCCCGAACGCCCGCAGCGGCTGCGCCTTCGGGGTCGCCGCGTCGGCCTCGGCCCAGGCGGCGTCGAAGTCCAGGCTCACGAGTCGGCGCCGGACCGCACCGCGGTGAAGCCCCACGACGTCTTGTCGTTGTTGCCGCCGCCGACGTCGCCGATCTCGAAGTGCGCCGACCACACGTAGGCGTCGCCGTTGGGCGAGGTGATGCGGAAGTTGCGCAGCGACGCCGAGCCCTTGGCGTCGGCGACCTCCTCGACCTCGGCCTGGCCGGTGTCCATGTTCCCGGAGGCGTCCTCCTTGTAGAACCCCTTCACGGTGATGGACTTGCCGCGCTCCATCTTCTCGGACTCGGCGTCACCGTCGGAGTCGAAGTCGGTGAGCTCCACGTCCTTGGAGCTGCGCGAGATCGTGAACTCGGTGATGCCGCCGATCTCGACGTAGGCGGGCGTGGCGGCGTTGTTCTCGATCTCGAACGTCCAGCCGCGGGCGTTGATCTTGGTTGCTGGCATGGTGGTCTCCTGGGGTCAGGCTCGGTTGGCGGTGTTGCGGATCTCGGTGCGGAAGTTGACGACGTGCTCGTGGCGGCCCCGCTCGTCGGTGCCGATCGACACGGGCCCGGACTGGATGCCGATGCACGCCAGCAGCAACGTGGCGTCGTCGTCGGGGAGGGTCTCGTCGGACAGGCCGTGGAGCGCGTCGTAGATTGCCTGGGCGACCGCCCTCGACGTGCGCGGGTCGGCGTCGCCACGCACCTTCACCTGCAAGCCCGGCTCGTCGTAGCCGTGCAGCGTGTCGGCCTCGGGGCCGCCGTACTGGTACACGGCCACCGCGACCCCGTCGTTGACGTCGTCGTCGGGCATGCGCTCGAGGTACACGTTCCCGTCGGGTCCGGTGAGGTCCCAGGTGACGATGCCCTCGGCGTCGAGGTAGCGGGCGATCCCTTCGGGCAGCATCTACCGCAGCTCCTGCTGGATGGGTCGGGCGATCAGGCGCTTGAGGGTCTGCGCCTTGGAGGCGAGCGGCTCCTCCAGGTACTTGGCCTGGCGGCCCGGGTCGTGGCGGTAGTCGAGCTCCTCGTGCTGGCGCACGGCGTACGGGGTGTCGTAGGAGACCGCAGCGGTGAGCTCGTCGTCGTCGACGGACACGAACCCGGAGCGGGCGAGGTCGGCGTCTTCGATGGGCACGATCCGCAGGGACTCCTCGAGCAGGTGCTCGCCGGCGTCGGACAGGCCCTGGGCGGCGGCGTCCCGGATGCGCTTGGCGACAGCGGCGCCCTGCCAGGTCACTGGCAGATCACCTCGACGTGGTCGGGCGTGGGCAGCCCGGAGTGCTCGCGCACGGCGGCGTCGATCACGACGGCGGTGCGGTCGCCGAGATCGATGCGGGACTGCGGCGGGATGCGGGTGCCGGGCGCGCAGTAGACGGTGGCGTTGGACACGACCTGGTCGCCGTCGATGCCGCGCACCAGGCGCCGCTTGTTGTCGATGAGGCACCGCACCGTGTAGCCGGTGCCGTAGATGGGGCCCGCCGCGCCCTGCCCCTCGTAGGGCTCGACCGTGACGGTGTGGCGCAGGAGGAACCCGGGGATGGAGCTCACGACGGGTTGGACCCGAAGAAGGCGTCGGCGGCGGTGCGGGGCAGCGTGCCGGGGGTGGCGTTGAGGCCGGCGACGCGCAGGTGGCGGATCGCTCGGGGGGCTACGGGTCCGGCCGGGGTGCCGGAGGTGGCCGAGTTGGCCCGGACGAGCGACACGGACCCGGCCGACACGGACGAGAACTGCGACGCGAGGCCGTGCTCGTCGCCGGTCTCGATCCACCACTCCACCTGGGCGCACACGGCGTTGGCGAGGGCGGTCTCGACGTCGTCGTCGGTGGGGTTGCCGGAGGCGTCGACGTCGTAGACGACCCCGATGAGGGCGTCGTCGATCAGCTCGGACGCCCGGTCCAGCATGCGCTTGTGGTCCTGGGGTAGCTGCACGCCGCCGAGGTAGGTGCGCAGCTGGTCGGTGGTGGCGTAGGCCACGTCAGGCCACGTCCTCGTCGAGGAGGCCGTCGGTCGGGTCGCCGGGGTCGGCGTCGTCGGGCCGCTCGTCGACGTTGGCCGGCAGCGTCTCGGGCACCGGCTCCCAGTTGGGGTCGGCCTTCACGCGCTTGTCGAGGCGGGAGCCGTCGACCGTGACGCGCTCCTCACCGGTGTTGCGGTTGCGGTATCGCATGGCGTTCTCCGATCAGCAGGGCGGTGGCGGCCGGGTCGCTGCGGGCCTCCTGGTACCGCTTGCGCAGCTCGCCGCCGACGCCGTCGCCGGCGCGGGGGCGGCGGTGCTGGCCGCGGGCGGTCGGGTGCCACAGGTGCCAGGCGACGTGGTCGCCGCACAGGGGTGGGCCGAGGAGGGCCTCGAGCTGGTAGCCCCACGACGAGTCCTCGAATCCCCAGCCTCGGAAGCGGGGGTCCATGCCGCCGGCGCGCTGGTAGGCCTCGGCGGTGAGCACGACGATCCCGCCGCCTTCACACACCGTCTGCTCGGGCACGTCGAGGGTGGTCGGGTCGGGGGGCTCGCAGGTCGGTGGCGCCTCCAGCAGCGCCTGGGTGGTCTCGTGGGTGTAGCGGCGCACCTTGGCGTGCGGCACCACCCACGGCGCCCACACGGCGTCCGTGGCGGCGGCTCGCAGCGCCTCGGCGTCGATGATGAGGTCGGCGTCCATGACGACGTACACGTCGCCCTCGGCGCCCCAGGTGGCGGCCTCCAGGGCGATGGCCTTGCACCACGGCCCGTCGTCGGGGTCGTGGACGCCTTCGACGATCTGCCAGTCCGGGAGCAGCTGCTCCCAGCGGCGCCGCAGCCACGACCACACGGCGTCACGGTGGTCGCCGTCGGGGCGGAACGGCACGAGCATCGAGACCTTCAACGGTCGGTCAGGTGGGGTCGGATCGCCAGCCACGGCGAGCGCCGCTGGTGATGGTCGAAGGTGTCGGGTCGGAAGTCGAGGTCCCGGCAGATCGGCGGCAGCGACAGCTGCGTCTGGTACGACCAGCGCTCGCACTCGCCGAGCCAGCGGACGCCGATCGTGCGGACCATCTCCGACGCGCAGTTGCGGACGATCGTGCCGACGGCGTACAGCCCCCAGTGCTCGGGGTGGCCCTGGCTGCGGTAGTGGGTGACCTGCTCGGTGAGCGGCTGGCCCTGGTACTTCACGGGCTGCAGCCGGTGTGACGCCTCGGCCTCGTCGTAGATGCAGTCCCGGTCCGGGTGGGCGTAGGTGGCGAACCCCGAAGGGGCGGCGGAGAGCGCCTCGCCCACGAAGTCCGGCGAGACGACCTGGCTGTTGGCGTCGATCCAGATCACCCAGCGCTCATGGGTGAACTGCCACGGCAGGCACTTCGCCCACACGGTGCGCATGCGCGGGTGGTCGTAGGCCATGGCCGGGTGGCGCTCGTCGAGCACGATCGGCTGCCACGGCTCGGGCGGGTCGAGGTGCGGGTCGTCGGTGACGACCAGCCAGGTGGCGTCGATGTACTGCGGCTCCGGTGGGAGGAGCACGTCGTGGCCGCCGAACACGGCCGTCATGACGACGATCACGCGGCCTCCCACAGGTGGCGTCGGGACTCGAACAGGGCCCGGTCGGCTCGGCGGCTGGCGCGGCCCTTGCGGTAGGTGTCGTCGTCGGGCAGCGCCTGGCCGGCACGGCGGCGGTGGTGGAGGTGCTCGACGACCGAGCCGGACGCATGGGCCCACACGCCGCGGGCCTTGGCGGTGCAGACGAGCTCGTCGTCGACGTACTCGTGGCTGTAGCCCGGGTGCATCACCGTGTACGGCCCGTCGACGCACGCCCCCGGGTCGTCGCAGTAGCTGCGGGCGATCAGGGTGTGCGTCGAGTGCTCGCCGGCGGTGACCTTGTCGTTGGTGAGGTCGACGGTGCCGACCACCTTGGCGCCGGTGAGCTCGGCGACCCGGAGGGCTTCGGTGAGCCAGCCCCGGTGGAAGTGCAGGTCGTCCGCCGCGGTGAAGATCCACGGCTCGACGCTGCCCTGGTAGCCCAGGTCGATCTTGGTGGCGTACGACGGCGTCGGGGACCAGTCGGCCAGCCAGTCGGCTCCCTCGTCGGAGCAGGCGTGGATGGTGGCGTGGTCGTCCGGGTCGCAGACGAACAGGACCCGATGCGGCTCGGGCGTGCCGGCGGTGATGTCGGCCAGCAGTGGCCCGACCCGGTGAGGGCGGCCGAGCACCGGCACGATGATGGCGACCATCGTGCCGGTGTCGACCATGCTCCCCGCTCCTGGGTCAGACGCCGACGAGCCGGATGGCGTGGACCTTGCCGGCGAACCCGGACTCGAAGTCCAGGTAGATCTTCCCGTCGGCGTTGACGTGCCGGGCGCCGTCGACGACGAGCCAGGACTCGGCGGCGTTCACGGTGAACACCAGGTCGCCCATGCCGTTCTGGATGGCGGGCGGGTTGGTGTCGCCGGCCTGGACGGTGAGGTCGTGGTCCGGCGTGGTGTTGGTGTTGGTGACGATGATGAGCAGGTCGCTCGTGTCGCCGTCGCAGTCGATCGACGCACCGTTGCTGGTGTTGATCGTGGTGCCGGCGCCGCGGTCGACGGGCGTGCCCGCCGCGACCTCGATGATGGTGACTGCGTCTCGTGCCATGTTGGCCTCTCTCTCGTTCTTGGGGGTTGGGCGGGTGCCCGGGGGTGGACGCGGCGAGGGCGCCCCCGGTCAGGAGGGCGCCCTCGTGGATGCGTCAGCTGCCGATGGCGACCTCGACCTTGGCGAGGAACTCCGGGCGGGTGACCTTGGCGCCGTACACGTGCAAGGCCTTGACGGCATCGTCGAAGCCGAGCTCGGGGCGGTACGCCTCGGTCTCGAGGAGCTGCTGGGCGAAGGTCGCGGCCATCGGGTGGCCGGCCTGGAGGGTGGCGTTGCCGGACGCGTCGGTCGTCAGCTGGTTGCTCTTGTAGAGCGTGAACCCGGCGGCGGCACCGATCTTGCCGTTGGCGAGGGTCTCGCCGTTGCGGTCGGTGCCGAAGCTCACGAAGCGAGCGTCACGCAGCATCAGGCCGTGGAACGCCGGCGACACGATGCAGAAGCGCTCCGTGTCGGGCACGTCCACCTCGTCGAGGGCGACGCCGAGCTCCACGAGCAGCTCGTAGGCGTCGTCGCTCGACGCCTGCTTCGAGATGCTGGCGTCGCTGAGGGTGTTGCCGGCCGACGTGCCGTTGGCGAGGGTCGTCGCCAGGAACGAGTCGGCCGTCTTGGCGAGGCGGTAGCCGCCGCGCTTGGTGGCCTGGGCCATCAGGTTGACGTTGGCCTGGACCCGGTCGATGTCGGAGACCTTCACGTTGAAGTACTTCTCCTGGTCGATCACCAGCAGCTGCTGGGCCGACTCGAGGGTCTCGGCCGCGTCGATGGCGCTCGCGCGGTCGTAGGTCTTCACCGTCGGGTCGCCGATGGTGTTGATCCGCACGGTGTCGCCACCGGCGGTGATCTCGCCCTCGTAGTCGCGGTTCACGACCGAGCCGAAGACGAGTGCGGTCTCGGAGGCCTCGAGGATGGCGGCGCTCCAGACCTCCTTGATGAAGTTGGCGTAGCTCATGGGGGTCCCTTTCCGAAGGGTTCAGGCGGCGAGGTCGGGCCGGCGGGCGGGGGCTACTTGATGAGCCCGGCGCCCTGCTGGCGGAAGATCTCGTCGCGGTTCTTGGCGAAGTCCTCGGGCGTCATGGCCTGGATCTCCGCAACGGTGAAGATGTGCTTCCCGCCACCGTCTCCGGTGTGGTCTGCACCGCTCTTGCCGGGCGCCTGGCCCGTCGTCTTGAGCAGGGGGTTGGCCTCCAGGGCCTGGCTGATCGCCGACTCCAGGTCGGTCGAGAACGTGTCGGCCGCCGGGTCGAGCCGGGCGGCGTTGTCGAGGAAGCTGCGGCTGTCGAGCAGCGCGTCGGGGTTGGCGCCGAGGCGGACGGCGGCACGCACGGCGGCGGCCTCGATGCGGGCGACGCGGGCCTCGGCCTGGGTGGCCTCGAGGTCGGAGGCGAGCTTCGCCGGGTCGGGGGTCTCCTCGTCGGTCACGCCGAGGGCCTGGCCGAGCTTGGCGAGCAGCTCGTTGCGCTCCTCCTCGGCGGTCTTGGCCTTCGTGCGGTTGCCGGCAGCCTCGTTGCGCAGGTCGCCGATCATCTTCTGCGCCCAGTCGGGCAGCGACTGCACGTCGTTGGCCTGCGGCGGGGCGGGAGGCTCGGCGGCCGGGGGCGGCGGTGCCGCAGGGGGCTGGGCCGGCGGGGTGGCCGGCGGGGTCTCGGGCGCGCCGGGCGCGCCCTCGGGCGGGGCTTCGGTGGTCACGGTGCCTCCTGGGCAACGAGGAAAGGCCCCCGCCTGGGGGGCCGTTGGTCACTCCCCGGTCAGGGAGAGCTCAGCGCGCGCCGAGGCGTTCGCGCTCGGGCCGGCGCTTGGCCGGCGAGGTGGCGACGTGGTCGCGGATGCGGGCCTGCCACTCGCGGGCCTTCGCCTCGGCGGCCTTGCGGGACTGCTCGTCCATGGCGGCCGCCGCCCGGCGCTTCCACTGGCGCACACCCCGCTCGAGGTAGCGCAGCTGCTGGCGGGCGGCGTCGCCCTCGGGGTCGGCGGTGTCGCGCATCGGGCGGGTCTCGCCCTCGATGTAGATGCCGGTGCGGTGCCGGCAGTTGGCGTGGAACAGCCCGGCCGAGCGGGCCTGGTTGAGGGTGCCGGCCACGGTGCGGCCGTCGGACAGGCGGCCGGTGGTGGCGCCGGTGATGGAGAGCACCTTGCCCTCCCACGGTCGGCACACCGAGCACTCCTGCGGGGCGTCGGAGACGATCACGAGGTCCCGGCCGTTGGCGACCAGGCGCTCGGTGTGGCCCTCCACGACAGCCCTGCCGGCGCTCGACCGCAGCGCCATCTCGGTGTAGCTGGCCAGGTCCCACGAGCGGTTGCGGGAGTCGACGAAGCCGGTGATGCCCCGGGCGGCGAACCGGTTGAGGGCACGCTGGGCGGCCTGGCGGCGGGTCTGGGTTCCGGTGAGCAGCTGCCCGGCCGAGTCGGCGACCGTGTCGCGGTACACGTCGAGGGCGCTGCGCAGGATCCTCGGGTGGGTCTGCTCCAGCTGGCCGACGAGGTCGGAGATCATCGCCTGCAGCGCCGAGTCGTTGACGTGCCCGAACGCGATCTCGGGGAGGGTGCCGGCGGCGACCAGGTCGGTGGCTGCCGTCGCCGCTCCCCTGTTCCAGGCGATGCGCATCAGCTCGTCGACGCCGGACTGGGT